GAGAGGAGAGATGGTTTTAATCAAGCTAAAAATTTCTTATATGAATTAATTAAAAATTTAAAAGGGCAAGACAATTCAATTAAAAACGTTTCTGTAAAGTGGGATGGTGCGCCTGCTGTTTTTACAGGTATTAATCCTAACAATGGACAATTTTTTGTAGGTACAAAATCAGTGTTTAATGTAAATCCAAAAATTAATTATACACCCAAAGATATAGATGAAGATCATGGACATGCAGCTGGTTTAGCTAAAAAATTAAAATTAGCATTACAATATTTACCTTCAATAGGAATAAAGGGTATATTACAAGGAGATCTTATGTTTGACAATGATGAAGTTGAAACAGAAGATATAGATGGTGTTCCTCACTACACATTTAGACCTAACACAATTAGATACGCAGTTGAAGCAAATTCTGAATTAGGTAAACAGATAATAGCAGCAAGAATAGGAATTATATTCCACACAACATATAATGATTTAAGTGGTGGAGGTGCTTCATTTGGAGCTGATATAAGTGGACTAAATAAATCAACAAGTGTTTGGTTTGATGATGCTTATTTTAAAGATGACACTGGAATATTGTTAAGTGAGCAAGAAGAAGAATTTATATTAGAAAAAATTAAAGAAGCGGATTCAATTAATGTAGATTACACAAACTTACCATTAAAAAATCTAAATACTTATCTTAATAGTGAAATAAGACAAGGTGAATTTTTAAATGATCCTTCTAAGTCTTTTGAAAGATTTAAAAATTGGTATCAACGAGCAGTTGATAAAAGTATTGAAAAAGTTAAGCGACCAGAATCAAAAGAAAAGAAAAAACAAGCTGGTGAAGAAAAACTTAAAGAATTTAATTCCCAACAACAAGATATAATAAATATATTTAAAGTAAGTAAATTACTTTCTGAAGCAAAGGCTATATTTATAGCCAAATATGATAAAGCTGTAGCTACTAAACACTTTATCGATAATGGAGATGGTACTTTAAGTGTAACTAAAGCAGAAGGATTTGTAGCAGTTGATCACACTGAAAACGGTATTAAATTAGTTGACAGATTAGAATTTAGTAAAAATAACTTTAATGCAGGAAAACCTGGCGCAAAAAAATAAAATGGATAGAATACAAAAATTATCATTAGATCAAAAAGCTAAACTATATTATATGGGTTTAGTTAGAAAAGGCGAAATAGACACATTACCAGAAGATCCTAAAGCAGCATTTGTTAGAGACATGATGGGTAAAATGAAAGAAAATAGAGATGAAGAAGATAAAGAAAATGATAGAAATCTAGCTTCAGATGACATCCCAGACAGTTTAAGAGAATTATCTACTGAATTAGGATATTTAAATGAAAAAGAAAGTTATCAAAATTTACCTTATACTTATGAAATCCTATTAGACGATTTAGATTTTGAAACACTTACAGCAGCTTTCCCTGAGTATTACCAAAATGAAAAATTTATACGTCCTCAAACAGGTGAACCTTATTATAGCGATAATATTTCATTTCCTAATTTAGATGATAGCATGAGTCAAATAGGAGATTCAGAAGCATTAGAAGATTGGAAAGATAAAGTAAGTAGACGATTTGGAGACGTTATAATTAAATTTAATAATAAAGCAAAAAATTGGTTTGACAAAGTATTTGTAGATGATTTTGAATTTAATTTTGCAAAAGAGAAATTTATTAGAGGAAAAAAGTCTGCTATGAAAAAAGATCAAGAATTAGGTAGAAGTATAGATTAAAAAAAAGTTATGTTAAAAAAAGAATTTAAAAGAAAAGATGTACAAAGAGCCCGTAATTTAATTACAGGCAAAACTGGTGCATCTACAGGTACACAAATAGGTTACAGTGTAAAAACAGAAGATCATAAAGAAGGCGATGTTTGGACAGAAGGAAGAAAAACATGGACAATTAAAAATAATATAAAACAAACAGTATCTAAATTAGATAAAGTTAAAAAAGAAATATTTATGCCTTTATGTTGCCCCAAATGTGGTAATGTAATGAAAAAAAGATTAGACAAACCTAACTATAATGCTCATAAAAAATGTCATGATTGTGTTGTAGAATTTGAACATAAGTTAAGAATTAGGGGCGAATATGATGATTATATTAAAAAACTTAAAAATAAGAATTCACTTAATATAGTAAATGAAATGGAATCATATTTATTAGACGCAATAAACACATCAAATGATGGCTTTGTGTCAGAAGATGGTGTAGTTGAAAAATGGAAGGGGGGTGTTGATAAAAAAGAGTGGAATACTAAAATAAAAGAAGCTTCTAAAATACGTCGTGAACATATAGAAAAAGAATTAAATGACTAAAGGGGAATTAAGAGAATTAATTAAAAGTACTATAAAAGAATACACAGGTACTGGAAGTGGTGGAGGAAATTCTACTGATGGTAATAGTATTACTTCTCCAAGACCGTTTGTTGATGAAAAAGATGAATTAGAAAATTATACTAATAAAGGAGCTCCGTTTGGGGGTGCTGAAGGACAACATACAAGAGGAATGGAAAAAAGAGGAATAGCAAATCCTAATATTCAAAAACAAGTAAGATTTAAAAAAAAAAAAAAAAGACATCATACAATTAGTTAAAAAAATAGTAAAAGAAAATACCTTTTATGGTAATCGTGAACAACCAAGCCAATTATCAACTGGTACAAAAGTTTCAGTACCTACAGATGAATATCCTTTCTCAGCTAAACCAAAAAGAACAGCAACTGGTATGATGGAAGCAGGACCCTCAAATAATCCATACTATAACAATTTAGTTAAAAAGGCAAAAGAAATGGGAATCCATGTAAATGATCTTATGAAAAGTCTTTTAAAAGACAAATCTGAAATGGAAATAGCAAAAATGGGCTATCAAGACCTAGCAGCTTTAGCAGGTGTAGAAAATTTAAGTGAATTCCAACAACCAAAATCATTTGATCCAGACACTATTAATTTAGTTAGAGAAATGTTACTAGTTGCCGATATACAACATAATGAACTTGTTGGAGGATATGATGAAGTTTCATCATATTTAGACAAAAGAACAGGTGGAACAATTATTAAATTTCCACATTTTAATGGTCCTCAAGGTAGAGGAGCAATGTTTGGTAAAGAAACAGCAGATCAAATTGAAAGATCTAAAGCACAAGCAAAATTAGCAGCAATTAAAACAAAACAGAAATTTCAAACGTATGTAGATGATTTTGAAATATCAGACAAATCTCCAGCAGGAGTTTATGGTAATGCTTACTTATGGATAATGTTTAATGAGTCAGCAAAAGATTATACATCACCAAAAGGGGGAACTCAATCATCTCAATTTGAAGAAATAGACGAAGCACCTATGTTTAAAACAGATGTTAAACAAGATATGGCCCCAGAAGGAATGGCTGGAAGGATTAAAAAAGTATTCGATAAAGTAAACGGAGCTAAAGATCCAGTAAAAACACCAGAATGGCACAAAAATAGATTTAAAAATAAATATGGAATTTCATTTCCTGAAGACTTAAAAGGTATAAATAAAGATCAAGCATTAGCAATGAATAAATACGCAAATGATATGACTATAAAAGAAGAAGAAGGATCAGTAACAACAAACGATGCTGCGGAAGCAGAAAAATTAGCCAAAAAAGGCATAGACGTAAAACTAACAGACATGAACGAAGAAAACAACATAAACAACGAAAATATGGACGACTCTTATTATATTGATCAAATCAAACGTGATTTAGAAGAATTAGATGATAAAGAAGCTAATGAATATTTAGAAGGTTTATCTAAAGCAATATTAAAACTAAAAAAATTAAAAGAAAACAACGAACATATGGACGACGAAGGTAGAATGGCAAAATCACAAATGCATAAAATGCATGGATATGTAGAAAAATTATCTATGATGTTAGATGATGGAGCACAGTTGCCAGGATGGGTTCAATCTAAATTAACAAAAGCATCAGATTATATGTCAGCTGTATTTCATTATTTAGAATATGAAGCAGTAAGAGGTCAAGATAATCTAAACGAACATGTAAACAAATATAAAAAAAGAGCTGTTCTTATGGAAGGTGCTATGAAACAATTCTTTGAAATGTTTGATAGAGGAATGACAGATGAAGAAGTTGTTTTAGATTATGCACAAAAAGGAACACAAATTCCAGAAATGTTTGTTAATAAAGCAAGAAAGCAATATGAAGGGTTAAAAAAGATGAAATTAGAATTAGAAATTAGTGAAAAAGAATATAAAAATTCAGCAACTCAAATTGTAAATAACCCAGCAACAGGTGAAATGGATGGTTCTACAACAATGGAAACTAAAACATTAGCCTCAGATTTATTTAATGAAGATCTTGACCCAGTAGGACAAGAAGACGATGATATTGATAATGATGGTGATGTAGATAAAACAGATGATTATTTAAAAAATAAAAGAAAAGCTGTATCTAAAGCTATTGTAAATAAAAAGAAGTAATGAAACTACTTAGAGAACATATTAAAAAAGAAATTGTAAGGTTACATGAGGAATTAGGTATGAGAAAATACCCACTACCTACAGAAATTAAAATGACTTTAGAAAGAGATCTTAAATTAAGACCACTTATAAGATATGTTGATAATGTAAAAGCAGCAAATACAATTCCTCCATCATATACAATATTTTTACATAATGGACAATCTTTTGCTTTATATATTGAACAAACATC